CGGCAAGAGCAAAGGTTGATACGCCAGCAGTGGAAACTCCAATAGCCTCATCTTGACTGTTGAGTTTGTAGATTAACTCATCACCTGTTTTAAGACCGTGGCTTGGCAGGTATAGCGTCTGTGTTGGGAGGAAGACGTTAGTTACGCCAGATCCAGGGTTGACGAAGGTAATAGTAGTTCCAATGCCAACTCCAGCACTCATGCCAAGTGCTAAGGTATTCTGTGGTTCAAAATACAGTTCCTTATTGATTACAAAGTCAAACGTGGTATTGAATCCAACATTTGCAGTGAACTTTCTAGGTTCTTCATAGAAGATAGTGGTTGCAGTGTGTGCAGCACCAGAGGTTCCAAGAACTTCTCTCAGAACTCTAATTCTAGAAGATACCTTATCAATATTCAGAACTTTTACTTTTTCGTCTTCAACTTTAAAGACATCATTCTCTTTGATGTTATCAATACCAACACCATAAATGTCAAAGTAAGTTGTTAGTCCTGTAGCACCAGTAGTTCCAACTCCTGCTCTCAAAACTAAAGTTGAAGTGGTAACACCAATATTATATCGTCCAGACAGATTAACTGCTGTTGTGCTGACTCCAGAGATAGAAACTAGTTCTTTGTTTAAAAGACCGTGTGGGGAGTCTGCATAGAATAAGTATTCTCCAGTTTTACCTGACGGCAGGACCTCAATAGAATCAATACTGGTTGTTGCACAACTGATAGTTGATACTTGCTTACCACCAACTTTGGATACTACAATCTTTGCGTTGAAACCCCTAGTATCTTCTAAAACAAGTGCGTCATTGACTTTATAGTTTGTTCCACCTGTCAAAATACCAACATTGGTAATGCCACCAGGAGAAGCAAAAGTTACTTTAGATAATTGGTTGTTGACCATCTTGAATGGTCTTTCAATATAACTGTAGGAAGAGTCAGTCTCTTCAAGGTTATAGTATTTGGTATTTCTTATCCAGTTATATTCTTCAACCATGTAATCGTCATGATTTGACGACTTGAGATAGTTTAAGTTAGAAGGTTTGGAATATAAACACTTACCAATCAAATATGGGAATTGTGGTGTTTTAAATCCCTTGAATACGCCTTGAGTTTCGGGGACTTCAGAAATTGTTGTGAAGTATGCATAAGTTCCTTTTGGAAACTCTGGAGTTATACAAAATCTTCCATTGTTCTCATCAAGAACGTCGTCACTAGCAGAAGAAATGTGCTCATAGTCTTCTACAAAAAATCCTTCTGGGAATTCTGAAGTTGGAGGTCTGCTGTCCTTTAAATCCAACTTATAACCAGACTTCATCTGGGTTACAACACCACCATTCTTTTTGAGATACCCAAAAGGTCCATAAATTGGATTTCCATCATACGCCCATCCAATAATTGGCGAGTGATTCTTAGAAGTAAGTTTTTCTACGCCATTATCAAGAGCAAGATCGGGACTATTATATAAAACTGTTCCATCCTGTGCATTTTGATACACAAGTTTTCTTAAATTTCTTGGAGCGTATATATTGACTCCTTGAAGACCGAACTGTTCATTAAGACCCACATCAAGGAAAGTGTCGTCGGTGGTAACGTTGAGAAGATTCCTTTGATATTCGTTTACAGTCCATCTTTGAATCTGAGTTCTTAAAGATGCTTCACTTCCAGGATATACCACCTCAATGGAAACATCTCCAACTTCATAACCAAATCCACCACCAATAACGTTCACAGAGGTTACTCTTCCGCCCGATATAACAGGCGTTAACACACACCCATCACCAGAATCTGAAATTACGTTCAATTTGGGAAGGGTGTTAATGTTCTTACCACCATTCTGAACAATTACCTGAACAACCTTTCCATTTGAAACGACAGGAGTTAGTTGCACATCGGATCCGACCTGAATAGTAATTTCTGGTTCTCTAACATAATTCAGAACTTCGGAAGATCCGTAACCAACACCTCTCTTCACAAGGTTGACTGCTTCAATATTTCCTCTTACAATTGGAGATACTCTTGCTTGGAAAGTTTCTGATCCAACAGAAGAAATACCAATCTTACCTACAACAGTTGCAGTAATGACGGGATAGTTAAAATGATGTTTTCCTTCCTGTGGGTCCAGTTGGATTTGAGCTCTATCCAACAAAAAGGGAGTCGTAACATCTACGTATTGCTTAGTTCTATAGAACAGTTCTCTGTCAGATTCGGGTCCTACAGTAGACAACTTAATATGATCTTCATCAAGAACAGTTACATAATATTCAGTTCCATTAGTTAAACCACCAATTGGAGTAGAATCTGCAATATAACGAATTTTTTCTCCAGAGGAATACCCGTGAGATACAATTGCAAACTCGTTTAAAGCAGTTGATAATCCAACAACAGTGGTTTTTCTATTTTGATATCCAGTTCCAGGGGACTGTATTTCAATTGATGAAACAACTCTCTTTAGATCAGTTGCTTGAAGAGTATGTCTACCTTCGCCATATCCAGTAAAAGTTACCGTATTGACGCCAGCAATAGCATCATCTATTGATTTGTGTAATTTTACATTTGTGGAACTCTGAACACTAACATAATAATATGCGCCTGTTGTTAAACCAACAATTCCAGGTTGATTATTAGATTTATAGATTACTTGCTCATGATCTCTGAACTTATGATATGTTGAGAATCCAATTGCTGATGTAGAAGCAATGGTTACAAGCCCATCAACTTCAGCGGAATTAAAATCTGCGTTATGTTCGACTAAACCAGTATTAGCAAATGCTCTAGCACCTTTTCCGTTACCACCACTAATTACAACTACAGGATCATCAAGATAGTCAAATCCTGCAAATTCAACATCGATTCTTTGGACAGATCCACTAACGATTGCGTTTGCAGTCGCACCAACTCCAGTATTATCACTAATTACTAAATTTGGTGGGTTAATGACATCATACCCACTTCCAGGGTTGTCTACACTAATTGATTCAAGTCTTCCGTAGTTAAGTCCGTCGAGTGACTTATAGTTAAGAACCTCAACACCATTCAAGAGAATGGCATTCTTAGTTCCAGGTTCAGTAACAGTTACATTTAGATCGTTATTCTGACCAGGAATTTCTCTAAACAGTTTTTGATTGTCTAAGGTCTTATCTCTATTAGCGTATAATTCGATAGTGTTGTCAGTTACTGAAATTGGTTCAGTTTCAATATAATCTTCGTCAAATAGTTGTGACTTACTCTGGGCTAATTTAATAGCAGTAGTGTCTGCAAGTCTCTTTACAAAATAAACTCCTTCTTTAGCAATACCAGTTTGAAGGGTCTCAGTAGTAATAGTATTACCATCAATATCAGTATCAGTTGTGGTAACAACCTGTGGTTTATAGTAAACTGCTTGTCCAGTGTAAAAACCGTGGTCGCCACTAGCTACAATTTTGAACGTATCAGTTTTTGCAGTTCCTGTTGGAGGAAAGGTTCCGCTAAATTTAATCTTAGAATTTTTTACCCCAAGTTCATCTCCCCAAAAATTTGGAATTGAGGAAGAAGCAACTAGAGTAGAAGTTCCTTTTTTGTATACGTTCTGAACGTTTGCCGCGACATTGGAAATATCATAATTAGTCGCTTTTCCTTTTCCAATATTCTTTCTAATTCTCAGAGAGGCAGCAGTAACGCTATCAATATTACCCTGATCGCCAATTGTAATCTGAGTGGCACTATTTACGGAATATACCTTAGAAGATCCTTTATAGTTACTACCAGTTATAGTAATAGAGTCCCCAATTCTGAAAATGTGGGGATTATCAAGAGTAACCTTATATCTGTAGTTCTGTAAGTTGATCCTTTCGATCTCTTCTACCTTATAGGTAGTTGCAGCGTTTAAAATCCAAGTATTAGCAGCAGCATCTGTCGCTGACACTCCAAGAGTCTTTACTCGGATCGTATCGCCCGTTTCGTAGTATCTGTTATTCAACTGCTGCGACATATCTGCCTTTAGACTGACATTTTTACTTATTTAGTAACCGTATCCACCGCCTCCACCGCCGCCGGATCCGCCGCCAGATGGTGCCGAAGGTGTCGATCCTCCACCGCCAGCAGAACCGCCTCCGCCTCCAGTTGAAGTGCTGGTTGAAGTGCTAGACACTGTGCTTGTAGCAGAAATGCTTGAGGAAGTGCTGTAATCCGAAGTAGAAGCAGCAGCATACTCTATTCCATAATCATTCAAACTTGCTTGTTTAGTATCGTAGATATAATCATGAGGAGTTGAGACGTGTTTCGCTCCAACCATCTTTCTACCCTTATGAATATGAAAAGGACCATAGTATGGTTTACCTTTTACCCAACCAACTTGCTCACCAACATGGTATTCGCTCAAAACATTTACAATTCTCATGGAAACAATGGTTCCATCTGGCAAATCGACCGTAGCAGTTGTGTTTACACCTACAGTCGAATTATCAGAGATTGTATTTGTAATATCTGATACTCCGTAGAACTGATTAATTGATTTTGATGTGTATGAGACGATACCAATAGTTCTATCATCATATGTTACCGTTAATTCGCCAGATTTTGGAAATCCAACTGTTGAATCAACATCAAAAGTTGTAGATGAAGTCGTGTAGTCTCCAATTATTTTGGTTTTTGGATGTGCAACAAATTCTCCATATTCTGCCCCATCAAATTGAAGGTCTCTAGCATAATTAGCATCAAAACTCAATCTATAGTAGTCAGTTGTTGCTCCACCAACGATAACTCTCTCAACATCAGTGATTGGAGCGTATGCTTTATTGATCAAATTATTGAAAGTGTTCTGATACATGGTATATCCTCTCACGTCCATAACATTCCCAGAAATGGGTTCGACAATCATATCCTTTGTAATTTTATACAAAGATTGTGATGGAGTTAATAGATTCTCTGCAGGTTTTAAAACCTCAACGTCCTCTCCATATAGTGCCTTAAAAAGAATCTTAAATGATTGATCGGTGCCTTTTGATGTATAAAAATCTTTTGCCTGTTTTACAAAAAGATTCTTATTAATTTTGTCAGATAGTGTTTTATCCTCAAGTCCAGGTAAAAACTGATGTTTTACCTTTTTAAAAAATCTTGACAGAAAATCTACACTTAAATTTTCTACCGTTGCTTCTGCTTTATGAGATGCTGAGTCAGAATCCGAAAAAACAAAAGTTTCATTCTTAGGATCTTTGGCATGAGCCTGAAATCCACGAATACATCCAATAAAACTAAAATCACTTTTTTCAGTATATGTAATTATTTCATTGTCAATTTTGATTAAACCATATTCGTCAGGATACCCATTTGTATTATTGACTAATATTGTAGTATCAGTTGAAGTAATATCTGATCTTAGAGATGTAGATTTTATTACATTTGCATTATTGTTTAATTTAATGTATCGATCAATATTCTGAAGTAAATCAAGAGGAGCTCCTTGAAATTCTTGAGCAAGGTAATACTGTGACAAGAACTCTCCCAACAAAGGGAATTCATCCCTGACATAATCAGGGAGTTGATTCTTTACGATAGTCTTGAAGGGAATTCTAGTTTGTGTCATTTTATGGTTTTACCAGTAAACCTCTGTTATAGTTGTAGCTTGAAGAGACCGTGTAAGATGATGCCGATGGATCAAGTCCAGAAGCGATGCTGTCAGTGATAACTTCAAAGACGCTGTTATTTACATCGAGTTGCAAATACAAATCTTGCAATCCGATTACATCATTTGACTGTGGTGTAGCAACAACCTGAATTACAGACTGACCATCAATCACTTTTTGGGTAGACTGAATATTAATTGGATTCAAAGTAATAATTCCTTTGATGTAATCAATTCTACCAACGTTTCTTCTAACAATTATTGGGTTTCTTGATGCTGGATTATCAAGAGTGAATAAGAACAATGTGCCGTTCTCTCTATTAGTATTTGGAATGTCTCCAATATAAACATTCTGAGTAATACCAGCAACTCTGAAGGCACTTGAGCGGATATTGTATCCACTCATCCTTGCAATGTGGAATTGATTACCAAACCCTATCTGATACTCTGCGAGTGTATTAAGGGCAGCCCTAACGTCTCTCCGCATTGCTACAGAGGTGATATTAGATGTAATCGCTTCGTGACTATCATCAACAATTTTCAAAAATTTACTATATTTGAATCTAGCACCATACTTGTTCAATTCACTTGAGTCGGCATATGACTCAATATTACTTTGAACAACTGCAGCGACTTCTGATGATGATGGGGCTTGATTTGTATTGTAATAAATGTTAGATGTAACCTCAAGATACAAATATTTCAAATCAAGGATCTCTGGAACGATTCCAGCGACAGCATATTTCTTCAAATCTCTCTTAATATTCTCTTTGATGAGATTTGGGAGAAATTCGCCAGTTCTTGGTTTAATACTGATGAAAACCTTTCCATATTGAGGAGGGATCAACTCTTCTCCACCAAAAACAGAGATAGATTCAGTCTCTGGATAGATTTTTGCTGGAATTAGTGTCTCATAGTCATTTGCAGTCAGTGCTCTGTTCTGAGAAGCATAGATTCTGGGAGCAAACTTCTTAATTGAGTCTACTTTTTCAATAACATCACCGCCAGTTGCTGCAATATCAGTTGTGATGATTGAAATACCTTGTGAAATGGGGTATGTTACTCCATTTCTTACATAAGTCATTCTTCCGTTGAAAGAAAACTGACTCAATCCATTAGCACCACCACCAGAAGTGGTCAAATAGTTAATTTCAACAACATTTCCTTCACTAAGTGCCTTACCAAAGACTCCGTCACCGAAAATAATCTCATATCTTTCGTCTTCTACCTCTTGTAAGAAGTAAACTCTTGAATCTCCATCAATATCAAAGAGACTATCCTGTTTTGCATAGACTCTTTTGCTCGTAGAACTGTTTGTTCCGACTCTAACACGAATCAGATCAGTATCTGCGCCTGCATTATTGATTAAAAATCTTTGATTTGGATTTCTTGAACTATAAGTGTAAGTTTCAGTGAGATAAGGACCTTCATGAATTGGTAAAAGGTCAAAAACTGCAATATTATTGACAACAGGGACTGTTACATCGTCCATGATGGAGAAAATATAAGAATTTCCAGCAAAAGTTCCACCTGATGTTGCGATTGGACCTTTGTTTAGAGTAATCGAAGTTGGTGCTGGAGTAATTCCAGTCGTATCAACAATAAAACTGATCGTTGCAGTTGATGATTTCTTTGATCTTGGGGTATATCCAATATTTCTTGCAAGTGCAACAACATTTTCTCTCAATGTTGCACTATCAATAAAACATTCGTTCGATACCATGTTGGCATTGTAGGATGCCAAGTAAGTATTGTAAGCCAGAACATCTAAAATCGTGGACAGATTAGACCCTTCAAAGTCATAGTCCGTAAAATTAGAATTATTCCTTAGATATTCTCTAAGTGTGGATTTGATCTGGGAGAAATCCAGATTTGCGTAATTTACTAGTGCCATTTATCGAGTTGATTCTAATACAAACTCTAACCTTTGAGGTGGTATGTCAACTCCAACAATTTTATAGACAATAGTTACGTTAAATCCGTTGTTATCGAAGTCTGGATCGACAACAACGGAAGATAATGAAACTCTTGGTTCATAATTACGAATGGAGTTTTCTATTTCATCTCTAATTGTCACTGCTGTGATGTTATCAATATTCTCAAACAGTGATTTACTAACTTGTGATCCAAAATCTGGATCAAAAAACTTTTCACCAGGGGAAGTCATTACAATGTTGCGGACAGATCTTGAGATTGCCGCAGCATTCTTCATAATGACAACGTCACTTGTAAGGGGATTAGCCTTAAAAGTGGCGCTGACATCCTTAAAACCTTGACTTACCCTTTCTAAAGGCATTATTTATGATTATATAATAAGTTCTGACTTATTTATAGGGGTAAATCCTATTCGTAAAGTGGTTCAGGTTCACTCTGAGGGTCAAATAATTCTCCCTCTTGCTGTAATTTCTTCTTTTTTGGTGTCAGATCGTCATTACTGATCTCACGAAGCATCTTTTGATGCTGATCATTTGCCAAATTGTCTAAAAAATCATTCATTTTCCTGTTCCTCTCGTTCTGCAATTTCCCAAACTCTTTTTGATTCCTCTTCTTCTGCTAATCTTTTGAGATTTTTCTCAAATTCAACTAGTTCCTCAGGTGTTCTCTTCATTTTCCTCCTCTAAATTACGTTCTTTAGCAGTTTTCCAGAAATATTCGTCCTCACGACCCATACCAAGACGTTCAAAACCATTCTCAACACTGTAATATTGAGTTGATACCTTGAAATCAGGCATCTTTGGATTCTCTGGAGTCAAACTATTGTCAAAGATACGCATTCTATTGTTTGGATAGAGTGCATATTGTCCATTCTCAAGTTCAATCAGGTTATGTGACTTATGTTCAGCAGGATTTTCACTGGTTGCATAGTCAATTGTAT